CTTTATTTTCGGGAAAATAACATCCACGCCGCTGCCCGGATTGAGGTACTGATAAAAATTAACGTAGTTTTCTTTAAGGTGCTTAATCAGCCGGGTATTGTAGAACTCAGCCATCGCCTTGTACTTATTTTCCACCAGTTCCAAATCCGCCCGGCTAACCGTCTGCGCTCCGTCCGAGGTTGGTTGTAATGTGCCTTTTGAAAATAATTGGAACGATAATACGGGCACCATCAGCGATACGGTGTACCAAACAAGTGCATCGGTAATAAAGCGATCAATTAAATCCTGTTCGTAAGTGTTCAAATTGTTTTGCGCAACGCCCTCCTGCAATCGCAGAAATAACCCGCTACCGGTAGCCGGTTGGATGAAGATATCCTGCGCTACTTTAATTAGCGGCGTGATTTGATTATCGCTGATGTTCTTGGATATCGAAGTGCGATCTTTAATAGTGGCCGGTGTTATCAGTAGAATGTTTGCGCTCATTATTTCGTTGTTTTGCGAAGTACAATATTTGATTTCCATTCATGGCGGCAGAACGGCCGGCGTGAACCATCCGGTTCGGTGTACCATCCGCCCCGGCGATCCCATACGCTGTAACCTAACCGTTCGCTAATCTTTTCAATGTCCGAACGTGTCCACATTTTACGTTTACTAATGTCGAGCATTTTTGCGCAAAACGGCCTGTTGCGGTCATCCTCCGGCCCTTCATAGCTGTACCGGATAAGGATTTCCGTAGTGGTAACGTTTCCAACTTTACGTATCTCGCTCATAGGCTTAGTCAATTCACGCTCAATAATCGTATCACTACCGATTTGCGTTTGCGTTGTTTTCATTAAGCCCTTACGAACAAGCAAATTCATCACGCGCGATACGTCCCGGATATCAGCCTTTAACGTGTCGGCAATCACCTCTGGCGTGATACGTTTATCCTTGGAAACTAAATCCAAGATATCCGATTGTAACGTGCTCAAATCGTCCGCAAATTCCTCACGAACCGGGATGGAATCAACTACCTCGAACTGGCTGCGATCTTCACCGCACGCAGAAAATTCCTCTACCATCCGGTCATCGTCTGAATCATGGGCAGAACACGCGCAACGGAATTGCATGCCATCCGGTGTAGTTGGATCGTCATCTTCGCCAAGCCATGCCTTAATATCATCGTCTGTAAAATTGTAGCCGGATTTCAGTAGTGCCGTTGCCTGTTCTTTGGTCAGTTCCTGCTTGTTGTACTTTCGCACAATGCGCTGAATGTTTTGCAACTGCCGCCCGGAAAGTGATGTTAGTACGCTGTTAGCCTCAACGGGTGCCACCGGCTGAACCTGTTGTAACGGCGGCAATCCCATTTTTTCACGTATTTCATCCTGCGTCATATTCGCCGCCATAATCGCCTCGCTGAACTCAAAACCTAACGGCTGCACGGGCTTAATTTTTGCCTCTACATTTAGCCCGGATAGTTGCATCAACTTCGTGAACACAAGCTCCAAATTAGCCTGCCGTGAACGCACGTAGGTATTATTGAAAATCTCGTATGCATCCCGGATTTCAGTACGTCCACCCAACTGCCCCGGTGTTTTAATGCCGAATAACGCAGGCGATGTAATTTGATGGCCTGCGAAAATTTCCGATTGAATCAGTTCGTTAACGTTGGTAAAATCCTCCTTAGTCAGTTGCGTTTGACCAAGTGGGATAATTTCCGCGCTGTTCTCTTTTGACTTGTTAAAGATAATCGCCAAGCGATCACCCTCGCTGCCTGTAAACTTCTTCTTTAACGCACGTTCAACTTCGCCTTTGTTTTCTTCGCTAACCGGATCGCCGTTGTTCAAATTGATTAACGTACCCGCAACAAACCCATCCTTGGCATTTCCCAAGATATGCCGGGAAACCTGCACATCACTTTCAATGTAGTTAAGTGCCTGAAAATACGGCGGACGGCTGTACACCTCGGTAGCCGGGTTGTAATCGCAAACCTGCAAAATACACGTGCCTGTTTTATCAGCCAAAGAAAACGCTTTGTAAACCCGTGGTTTTTCTTTGATGTCCTTCCAGTCATTTTTAACGAAGTATGCAGCCTTGTCCTTGGCCGCACGTACCTTGGAATAAGGGATAGCGTAGGCCGAAGCTACTTGCCCCAATGCGTTCCATGTAATCTGTAAATAATACCCGCCAAACAATTCCCCGGCGTTGGCGGAATCTTTCAAAAGTCCGTTCCAATCAATACCCGATACAGGTAAATTTTCAAAACCTTCACCAACGATGTAGTGTACCTTCCCGCGAACGATTGCGCCGTGCTTGGAGGACTCGTTAAATAACCCGATCAAATATTCCGGGTAATCGTTATTTTTCCCGAACTCCACGTACTTCGAGGAACCTTTGAACTCCCGGAACTCCGGTTGTTCTGCACGCGCAAATTTTACGCTAATGGTATTGCTTATGTAATCGTACCCGGTACTCATGCGGTGTAGGTATTGTCAGGGTTTTGGTATTCGGTGTAATTAAACGCTGATGCCGGATAAATCCTAATGTACCCGCGTTCTAAAATCACGCCGCTTTCCGTTAAATCGTTTGGTGCAGATTTCTGATAGATGGTGTAGGCGTGGTAGCCTTCGTTAGCAGTAGCAAAATTCGTGTTGGTGGTAATGTCGCACGAATCGCTGCGGTCGGTTGTAGTAACCGATTGCGCTACGAATTTAACGACTTTATTCGTAGATAGGCATTTTACCACGAATAAAAAATACGGTGTTGGAATCGTTGCCAATTCCGTAGCCGTAAAGAATATCCGTTGCGTTTGGCCTTTGACTAAATTTATCATGGTATCAAAAAAGCCCCGCCGTTTGAAGCGGTCGGGGCCTTTAATTTTGTAGGAATCAATTACGATCCGGGTGTTTCCAATGCAGCCGCTACGCTTGCGGAAACTTCCAAGAAATCAGCCTTTTCAACGCTGGTGAAGGTCAGGTTATACCCGTTACGATCACCCGCCGCTGTGCCGCTTCCTGCCTCGGTGGAATCCAAGAATAATCCGAACTCTTTACCGAACATGCGGAACGTGCCATCCATTTCTTTGGTAACAATCGTTAGGCGGTTTTTAGCCAACGTAGTAACCAAATTCCGGGTAGCTGCATCGCGTTTGTTCAACGGGAAAACCACTTGGTGCGTGAAGAAGAACGTTCCATTTTCCTGCGATCCGGTACCTGCATTCGATGTCGATGCCGTAGCGCGTGGTACTTCGATTTTGTAAAAGCGTTTGCCCGGTGCTTTAGTCATAGCCGTTACCACGCCTGATGCGTCGATAACGCTTGCTAAATCGCCGTTAGCAATTACCCATACAGTCTCTACACCACCTACCGCCGTGCGGCAATCAATCGTGTAACCTGTTGTTAATGCACAACTCATAATGTTATGAAAAGTGGGCGGTTGTTAGCCGCCCGGTTTAGAAATTAGATTGTCGACTTGAACGCTACACACTCTGAAGTGTACGCAACGTTTACACCGAATTTGAACGCTACGCGGAAGCGAACTTCGTTGTTATCCTCGCTGTACCACATTTTGTAGTTTTGCTCTTCATCTTCCAAATCGAAGGCAAAGGCAATGTTAGACAAGCGAAGCGCGTACAAATCACCTGTACCGTTCAATCCGTTAACCGCAGTCAACTTCACGTTAGTACCCGGAATCACGAACTCCTGCGAAGCATCGCCGTTTACGTTGTGGTGGAACAGGTTCAGCGTTTGGTATGCCATCACCGCCAAACGATATACATCGTTGCCGCAGAAAATATGCAAATCTTCGCTGTCGATAATTTCGGCAGGGATTGCACGGTAAACCGCTTGTAACGCTGTTACGATGTTTGACTGATTGATTGCGGTGATTGCGCTCACACCGGTAAAGCCGGTAACGTTAGCCAACACAGGCGAACCAGCGTCAATCAACTTCATCAAACCATCAAACTTGTTAGTGTTCGGGTTGGTGTTGCCGCTTGCGCTATCACCTTGCCAAATTCCGATCTCCAGGTTCTTGGCGATCTGTGCGTTTTTCTTGGCTAAGAATGCAGCCTCGAAATCAGCGTTGCCAAAATCTTCGTAGGTTGAACCTGCACGCAAAGCCTCTTGGGTGAAGTATTGCTCGAAATCTTTCGGGCAAATTGCTTCTTCCAAACGAATTTTACCAACAGTAACGGTACGTTGCGTGAAGGTAGTAGTGCCACTTGGTGACCATCCGCAGCCATCTGTTTGGAACAGCGCGTTAGTGGTCATTTGCGGGATTGCAACGCTTGATTTTGTTTGTGGGAGTAAGATACCACCCGCTTTAACAATCTCCTGCGTTTTGGCTTTTAACACAGCCTCGGTGAGCAATGGCGCTATATTCTGCTTGGTATAAACGCCGATGCCTGAAAATGATAGTGCCATCGTTTATTTTGTTTTTTTGGTTACTAATTGGTTGGCAGCATGTGCCCAATCTTTAGGCTGTGCTGCGAATTGATCCTTTTGAACGGCAGGATCAGCCGGTGCAACTGGAGCCTTTGCCAATGCCTCGGTCAGCTCCAACATTTGCGCGAACATTTCGCGGTATTTTTCGTTGGTTGCAATCAGTTGGTCGATGCGCTGTGATGTTTGTTTTGCGAATGCCGCTTGCGCTGCTTGCATCTCATCCATCTTCTTTTTCATCTCCTCGTCAACCGCAGGCGCGGCTGGTTCGGGTGCTTCGACCTCGGTAATTACGCCGCCTTCGGCCACCTCGATCTTTGTACCATCTTCGAGGACGTGCTCACCGGCTGGGGCTGGCACGCCTTGAATGGTTACAACGCTGCCGGGTGCTACTTCACCGGATACTTCGATCTCGGTGCCATCGGCTAATTTATAGCCAAATACCTGCGGCTTTGGTGCTGGCTCGGGCTGCGGTGCTGGCGCGCCGGTTAATTCGGCAAACGCTACGCGCAATTTTTCAATGATTTCTGTTGCTTTCATACGCTATTTATACGTTTAATCGGTTACCTGTTCATTTAGCAACGCTTCAATCTGTTGAAGTAGTTGCTCTTCTTTGGTCATTGGCCGGGTGTAATCGAACAAACCCTCCACGGATAAACCTCGGAACGTCCCGGCTTTAACTTCACCCCACACCGCGTCATTATCCACATACATGGAAACGAACCACGTGCCTTCGGGTAAATCTTCAAACCCTTTCATGGGTGCAATGCCGCGTTCGGTATCGGTGATAAATGATTCGAAAATTGTAACGCCATCCACGCGCATTTGCTCCGAGTGCATAAGATTGACGTTGGACGTGTATTTTTTACGGAAAAACTTAACCGCGATATCTTGGATGGTCTGCCGGGAAAACTTCACGTAATGCTCACCCATGCTTTCGCTGTTGCGATAAATGAGCATATCCGGTACCATCGCTGGCCCGGATATAATGCGTTTCTCTTCGTCTTGAATAGCGAACGTTAACGGTTGCTGTGCGTTGAATGCGACAAAATCACGCTGTATGGCTGGCTCGTCAACCAACGCAATATAATCGACTTCAGCGCCATCTTGCGCCTCCGGATTGATACGTAACTCATAGATAGGTAATGCCACGTAATAACATACGGGCAAAGTTGGTTGTGTTCGTTTAGTTGATGCGTGCCGCCCGGTTAAGGCGTGCGATGCGCTCCTGATTGTTTTGAATATCCGTGTTCAGTACGAACGCCCGTCCTGCTGCTGCGTTACCCACGGCGTTGATTGAAGATTGATCTAACTGCGTTGTTTGCGCTTGGGGTGCGATGGGTGCGGGTACGGAAATATTGGCAAGGGATCCCGATGCAGCATTAACACCGGGTGCGTTCGGAACTTTAGTAGATGCAATTGCTTTTACATTTCGGATACCTGCCGCGATAATTGCAGCCGCTTGTGTAATAGCAAGTATCGCACCGACTGGGTTTCCTTTAGGTATTCCGGTGAGTGCTTTTGATGCGCCTAAGTAGGTGTTAATCGTTGCCTCTGCGATTGCGAAACCCTTTCCGACTGCGGTCTGTTGACCGAATATTTGTGTTAAATTCCCCGCAATAGTTGCCGCGGCTTGCAACTCTTGTTCTTTTTGCTCCTTGAATTTCTGCGTTAATTTTGCCCGTAG